TGTTCCAGGGGCAACCTGGAATCAATTGTGGATAGCGGTCCAGGAGGTAACGAGCCTGGACAGAATTGGCAAAGTGACAACTAGCTGTTGAATTGAAGGTTTGCTTTTGAAGATATACGTCCTGTTTATGGACTAAGTCGCCCAGCACAGCAGAAAACTGAAAAGGACGAAGTGAGCAATCAAACTGGGTTGACAGAGCCAAGGGTTGGAGGAGATGAAGTGGGAGCATAGGGGAGATCGCCTTGATCCCAGTTGTTCACTGGGGGCCGACTGTTCCTTTCAGACAAGGTTATGTTCTACCTTGCCCGCCATGTTGCAGTCTGTACACAGCCTGGCTTCCCAAGTGATGCTAGTGGAGAGCAAGCTCAATCCAGGCGCAGAGCACAAGCCAGACACGGGAAGGGGGAGACGGCGCATCCCTTCGACGCGCGATTTTGGGGGGGTGGGATCGTCAGCTCGAGATTGCCGTGTGGATAGTCTTCATGGTCCAATTTTTCACGGTTTCCTCGATCACCATGGTCAGCTAGCACATTATCAGAGTTCACCTGGGTGCTAACATCATATACACCAATTACTGGTGGGCCCGACCATCACGTGTGGAGCGGAACACGTGGGCCGTGAACTGGGATGTCAGTTTAGTGTCCTGAAGACATTGAGGACCACAAAAGTGGCTGACAGTTTGTTCTTCTTTCCTAATGGGAGCTAGATTACTGACAAAGCGCGCTCAGAGAGAGAGTTATAGGAACAGCATCCAGCACACAAACCTTGTTAGGAAGTTGTGCCGGTGACGGTTTAATGGGGGGCGGGAGAAGATGGGGGTTGTAGGGAAGGACGGCATTAGTAGTGAGCGATCCAGGTCAAACAAGAGGACAGCACGATTGAGTAGGGTGGCTGCATTGGATAGAGCGGGTGTGGGCCGAGAAAGCTTGGCAGCTGTTTCACGGATGGCATCAGAGATGGAACGCCAGTAGTCTTGATCATTCCTACCCAGCTGGAGTCCAAAGGCAGCACGCCATCGGACGACGGCAGGGTCAAACGTCACATCAGGACCACCGAACAGCATACCGCAAAACTCGAGGGATGTGGACTCCTCACGCTTTGGTGTCATGGCCCAATTGGTGGGAATGAACCCGGTGGTACGGCGCCAGGAACCGTGGGTAACCGAATCATCACCACTAATCGCAATTGGCGTGCGTTTGGGACAGTCAAGAGAAGCACCAGTCAAAGCGGCGTTCCGGAGGGTATTTAGTATCCAAGTGTACCGATCACCGCTTTCCTGCCTTGGCAG